GTAGAACCGCATACATTCACGGACCAGCTGGAGGGATACTGGCGTTGGCAGTTCTCCTGGGGCGGGCCCAGCGATGAGCTGCGGGCATTCGTTAACGAGAACAAAGAAATCCATCGCCTGGAATACTGGTTCATGGACTGGATGGACGGTGCTAAGCTGGAGCTGACTCACAAGCCTTCTGGGCTCTCAGCAGGACCTGAATGGCAGAGGATGCAAGAGATGATTGGAGCGGCATGATTTGGGTAGTTGCATTGCTAGCCTGCACTCATCACCCATACCTGGCCGCAGCAGTGCTGGCTGCGTACCTGGCATGGAAGAGCGTGTGGTCCTGACCCACTCCATTCCATTCCATTGGTATACTTGTACAACAAGTATAAATATACACAGGAGTCCCAGCAGGAGTTACCCAGAAGTTCGTGTAATTTTTGATCAAAAAAAGATTTGACAAGTAAAATGAAATGGGATAAAAGGGGATATTAACTAGAAAGACGAAAGGATAAAACAATGTCAAAAGCTGTTAATATATTAGAAGTGCTAGAAAAAGCTCATCAAAGTTACGCTAGCGTTACGGGAAGAAATAAAAAAGCAATCATAGATGCCTATGGTCGTGCCTTAACTATGAAGAAAGTATTAGACGACTTCATAAAGGTAAATCGTAATTTAATTATTGAAATGGGTATTAGCGAGAACGCTAACCTATTACATGGAAAGGACTACTCTATTCATGTTACGCAAAAGCTTAGCGTTAAGGTTGATACGAATCTCGTTAAAGAAAAACTTGGCGAGTTGGAATATCATAAATGTAAAGTGCCAACGCAATATAAACAAATACAAGCGTTGCCTAAAGAAGAGGCAACCGTTCGAAGAAACAAAAAGTCTACTATTGAAGAAGTAGCTGACTTCAGAATTACAGCGTAGTACCGATAAATTGCCTACGTTGTATTGGGCGACTTCGGTCGCCCATTCCATTCCATTCCATTGTTGTACCATACCAAACATATATATAAGGATAGTTGCACGGGGAGTTGCTGACGGAGTTCTGTGGTATAAAAGTTATACAAAAAAATAGTTTCGATAGTTGTTGATTATAAAATAAAATGGGAGTAAAAGATTATTAGAAAGGAGAAATCAAAATGCCAGATAATGATGACTACTTATCTCGTCAGTTGCAAATGGTTAACCAACAGTTCGGTTTAACTAATCCAACAGACCAACCAATTACTAATCAGCAACATACTGATAATATTAATTGGAAAGCACTTTATAAAGTTCTTGAGAGTGAAGTTGAAACTATTATCCTTGACCCTAACTGTCCAAGTTATGTCAAGGAATGGGGTCAACGCATTATGTCAAAACTAGCCGAACACTTACCACGTAGGTAAGTTACCCTCGAGGGCTGGTACGAAGGGCAGTGTTTACTGCCCTTTTTTTACGCCCTGTCGCCTGCTGCCTGGTAAATTTTACGCTGCTGCCAGGAGTTACCAGTCAGGTTATCACCACCACCAAACAACATTAGGTACTTAAAACGCTTGGCAATACCAGATATTGTGTTTTGCCACCCCCCACCACACCCAATTTGCCGTGTTGCGTACGCAGTACAACGTAAAGTCAAGTTTTACACAAACGCATATTATGATATAACTTTTTGAATTATGTCCAAAATCCCAACGGAAGTTTTAAAATACGAATTAAGAAAGTTACAAATAAAAGTGGCAGAGGAGTCCCGTTCCACCTACCTTACATTTGTAAAAAAAGTTTGGCCTGATTTTATTGCAGGTTCACATCACAAAATTTTTGCACAAAAATTAGAAGATGTTTCACGTGGAAAGATAAAAAGATTAATTGTAAATATGCCACCAAGACATACAAAGTCTGAGTTTGCCTCTCATCTTTTTCCAGCATGGATGATGGGTAGGAATCCTAAGCTAAAAATAATTCAAACAACTCACACAGCTGAGCTATCATATAATTTTGGTAGAAAGGTTCGTAACCTATTTGAACAAGATGAATTTAAAGAAGTCTTTCCTGATGTAACCCTGTCACAAGATTCGAAGGCCGCGGGCCGTTTCACGACAAACAAAGGTGGTGAATATTTCGCAGCAGGTGTTGGCGGTGCAATCACGGGCCGTGGTGCAGATTTACTGATTATTGATGATCCGCACTCGGAGCAAGACGCGCTATCTCAAACAGCACTAGACAATGCCTATGAATGGTATACCTCGGGCCCCCGCCAACGTCTACAACCTGGTGGCTCAATAGTTATTGTTATGACTAGATGGTCCACGAAAGACCTAACAGGTAAACTGATGAACAATCAATCAAATGAAAACGCTGATCAGTGGGAGGTGGTAGAGTTTCCTGCTATTTTAAACGAAGAACCATTGTGGCCAGAGTTTTGGAAACTATCAGAACTAGAAGGTGTCAAAGCATCATTATCAGAACAAAAATGGCAAGCACAATGGCAACAAAAGCCAACATCAGAGGAGGGATCTATTATTAAACGTGAATGGTGGCAGATGTGGGGTAATGAAAAAATACCTGACCTGATGCACGTCATACAAAGTTATGATACAGCTTTTAGTAAACGAGAAACGGCTGACTATTCTGCGATAACAACGTGGGGTGTCTTTCGGCCCATGGAGAACGGCCCACCGCACATCATCTTACTTGATATGCGTAAAGGCAGATGGGACTTTCCCGAACTAAAACAAATAGCGTATGATGAATATAAGTATTGGGAACCAGAAACTATCTTGATTGAAGCGAAAGCATCTGGTATGCCCTTAACACACGAACTACGACAATTAGGTATTCCTGTAGTAACTTATACACCTAGTAAGGGTAATGATAAGCACGTTCGTGTAAACTCGGTAGCTCCTATCTTCGAAGCTGGCCAGGTATGGGCTACCGATGATAGGTGGGCAGAAGAAGTTATTGAAGAATGTGCTGCTTTCCCTTATGGTGATCATGACGATTTAGTCGATTCAACAACACAAGCTTTGTTGCGATTCAGACAGGGTAACTTTATCCAGCTGGAGTCTGATTACATGGATGAACCCAAATACATTGAACAAAGGAGTTATTACTAGTGGTACAAAGAAAAATAAATAAAAAAACAGGTAATGTTTATTTTTTAAGTGAACCTTCTGGTCCTTTTTATGAGCCTTATACTGGTAAAATTAGCAGTAAATTAGATCCTAAATATGATGATCAAGATGTAGATATCTTTGAAGGTGGACCTGCGGGTCAGGTTTTGGTTGATATAGATCCGTTATATGGTGGCATTCAATTACAAGAAGATGAGAAGCCTGGCGATCAAGCTATGCGTGACCTAGCTCGAGGTGCAAAAGTTGTAACAGACGTGTTAACTCCAAGCGAAGAAACTAAAGCAGAAATAGCAGAGAGAGACAGAAGAGAGCAGGAAGCATTTGCCATGCTTCTCAAAGCGACTGGCTATGATCCTGAATCTTTTGAAGCAAATCAACTTGAAGCTCGCTTGAGAAAAGATAATGAACTAAGAAGAGTTTTAAATTTACCACGTGGTTTTGGTAGAGCTCTAACAGACTTTAGACTTGGATTTGGTACAGCAGGACAATTTTTATTTGGTGAAGCCAATAAAGGTTTAACAACAATGACAGAAGAGGGAACAAAATTTAAAGACTTACCCTTTGATCAAAAACTTGGCATTGCCATCTTGCCAATAGATTTATTAGATGCGGTAGGTATAACTTACGGAGGTGCACAGGTTTTAAAAACATTAATTAAAGGTGGCGTTAAACAGTTTGGAAAAACGTCAGGCAAAACTGTAACCGATTTACTTAGCGATGAACAATTTTTATCTAAAATAGAAACAGAAAATCCAGGTTTTATTAAACAACTTGAAGAACTAGGCATACCACCTGAAGCAAAGTTTGCGTCAAGAAAAAAACCTGTAAGTGGTGGTATAAAACCAATGACAGAAGAACAACGAAGAGCTGCGCTTGATCAACGAGTAAGAGAAATAGCAGGAGCTCAAAATCAAAAATTAAAAATAGGTGAAGACGGCAGACCAATAGTAGAGGGTATAAAACCTAAAACTAAAAAAGATATAGAAGCAGAAGAAATAAGAAGAACAGCAGAGGGTTTAGAGGGAACTTTTGCAGGTAAACAAGCACAAGACCCTGAACCTGTCAGAACCAGACAAAGAGCTAAAGGTATAAATGTTTCCGATCCTATAGCAGACAGACTAAAAAATTTAGATTTTAAAAAACTAGATCCAAACAAACCAGATGAAATTTTTAAAATTATAAATGAGGAGAGAGTGAAACTTGGCATACCCGAACTTACTGTAGCTGCAGGTAGAACACCTGATTCATCAGTTGTTGTAAAAAGATTATTTGAAAATGGTTTTATAAATAAAAAAACATATGATAACATTAGAGCTTATCAACAAGAAAGATATAATATTGCTAATATTAAAGGCAGAGATAAAGCAAAAGAAACAAAAGCAAAGAAAGCTCAAGATAGAGCTGATGCAGCTATTACATTAATAAATGACTTGAAAAAAAATAGAGAAGAAGAATTATTTTTTGATTCATCTACTTTACTTAAAAAATTGAAAGAAAAATATCCTAAACTTTTTCCCGCTGACTACTCTAATAAAACAAGTAGGAGTAAATTATTAAAAAAATTAATTGAAATAAATCCGTCAATAGCAGACAATTTAATAAAACCTGGTCAAAAGATAGACCCAGTTACACTTACTTTAATACAAGATACACCATCACAAGAAAATGTTTTTGCTGCTTTATTTACAGAAACATTTCGACCAGGTGAAGACATGGTTTCTCTGCTTAAAGAAGATCCAGAAATGAGATTTTTTAATAATCTTAGAAGATCATCAGGTCAATCAGGTGAAGATTTTTTTCAAACCGTAAAATTAGAAGACATTCAAGAAGGGGGAGACAAGTATGAAGATTTTTTAAAATTTAAAAAATTAGATGAAACACGTCTTGAAGCAAACAAAAAATTGAAACCTGTTTTAAGAAAAATATTTGATAAAATTAGATTAGCCACTGCTAAAGATAGAGCGTTGGCTGGAGAAGGACTTGATGCCTATGTTTTTGATAGTATTTCTTCTGTACAACTTGGACATAGATTTAAATTGTCTGGCATTACGGAAGGATTTGCAGCAGATAAAATAGGCAGAGGAGCAAAAGCGGAAGAAATATATTTGGATATTTCTGATTATAATTCTTACATACAAAACGGCTTAGAAAATGAAGCTAGAAAAAATTATAAAATGTTTCAGGAAACTGGTGATCAAAAATTTATGGATAGAGTAAGTGTCATAAGTGAAGATATGGAAAAATTAGGAATAGAAGGACAAGTAGCACCAGGAGTATTTCTTGGGGGACAAAAAGATTTTGTAGATAAAATAGCTGGTTTAATTATACCTGCAATGAACAGTGGCCTTTTAACAAAAGCTGAGGTACAGCAAGCTATTACGGCAGCTAATAAAATTGCAAAAGCACAAAAAGAATACAGAAAAATGTTTGGAGAAGAATTAAGATTACAAAGAGGTGGATTAATAACAGAAGACATGAATATTTTTGATGATGAAAAACAAGGAACTATATTTCCAAAAATAAGCATTGAGTTTGGAGATGCAGCAAAAGGCACTGCTAGACGATTTGGAGAAGAAGAACCAGAGGATATGGTTCCGTTACCTTTATCAGAAATACAATTAGGCGATGCAGAGCCTGTGCGAGCTGCTCCACAAGAAAAAGTATTCGACGTGCCACCTATGGAAAATATATTTACTGGTGAAGTACAAGAAGCAAATCTTAAATTACCTTTCTTTAAATTATTTACTAAGCCACCTGTAAACGAAACAGCTCCAATACCTACACCTAAAGAAGCATTAGACAATCCAACAAAGAAACAAAAGCAAAGTTTAGAGCAAGAAAAACTAAATAAGGAGCAAGACTTTTTTGATCCGACTCCTGAAGATAATCAAAAAGTAGATTTAGGTAGTTCAACAGATGTAGCAACAACACCAAAAACTAAACAACCACTAACAGGAGTATTTTATTCTGATGCAGAGAAAGTATTACAAAGACCAGACGCGCCTGTAATATTTCCTAACAAACAAGCATTGATTGACTACTTTGCAAAAAATAGAATTAAAAAAACAGAGTTAGAAGATTACGGTATTAACAATTTACTAAAAGCTTTTGATGAAGTCACACCAATACCTAAAGAAGCCGTAATTAGACAGATCAGATCTTCACCTGTTAGAGGTATGCATGTGCATGGAACTGGTAAAGGGTCTGAAATTATTAATCCTAGTGGTGAACAAGTAAGTGTTGCATATGAGGGTTATAGAACAGATGGATTTATAGCTGGCACTACGGCAGAGAGAATTTTATATATACCCATAGAAAAACTACCTGGTGATACGGGAGTTCAACCCAGAGCGATTTTTCAAGGCGAGGATATTCAAAATCATGGTTTTGGATTACCAGGCGGAAGTGATAATAATTATATAGTTGGATGGACAAGACTATCTGAAAGAAGAGCATTACTGCCAACTAAGTTAGATGCACCAGCAGGTAAATCAAAAATACCTGGTCTTACTCGTGAAAGAGATAGAATACAAAGACAACTTGCTGGTTTATTTGCTGAAGCACAAAACAAATTAAATGCACAAGCACAAAGACGAGGTATACCTGTTGATGAAGTACAAGCTCCGTCTTTAGAACAAATGCTTAGTACCTACGCAGACACACTTAACGAAATTAGCCCTGGCCTAGTGGATCAAATGGATGAGCTAATTGTTAAAGCTAGAGACTTAGATTCAGAGATTACAAAAGCATCAACGGTTGACGCAAGCAATGTTGTAAGGGTTCAGTTTGCTGATGAGATACAATCTGACATTATGCAAGCTGCAGCTGGTAGAAAACAAAAATTATTAGCAACACTAAGAAAATTACAAGAGGAAGGCAGAGAGTCAACAACCTTACCAGACCTAGATCGAATTGGTAATGAAGCCTTAGCATTTTTTGAGAAAAACAAATCAGTTTTTAGACCGCTTAAAAAATCACAGACAGAAGTAGATATTTTTGCTGATTCCCTATTAAAAGTGGACGCAGATATAGATGACATCATCAATAGGTTTGTCGAAACAAGAGAGATATCAGACGCAGATATAACAAGAGTAAAAAGTTTATTAAATGATCAAATAGATCAAATGATAAATGACCTCATAACTGTTGATGCAAACACTTATGACGGTTTATTTCCTGATTTACCATTTAAAAAACGTGAGGAATGGGCTGATGCTCTAATAAAAAAAGATTTATTTGAATTAGCATACAGAAAATTTGTCCTAAAAGATCCTAATGTTCCAGACTACTATGCAGTCACACCAGATACTTTTGTTATAAATAGATATAACTTTAACGGTAATACAGCCACATCTGCTGCAGACAGAGCCGCTGACAAAGCAGAACAAATAAAAGTATTTACGGAAAGAGGTGAATTTATGAAATCAAGGTATCGAGGTATTGGTATGTCTGAGTTTTACGGCGGACCAAATGCTGTAGACCAGAATGGTAAGCACTACACATCTACTATTGAAAAAATTTTAAAAACGCAGGCAAAGTCTAATAATTCAGAGATGATAATTTTAAATGTGCAAACTAAGGCTGGCGGCTCGGATGTATACAGAATAACAGATCAAAATGGTAACATGGTGGCTACCTTAACTGATGCAAGACAAGCACAAACGATCAGGCAGCAAAATCCTAATTACAATGTTGAGGCCATTAGAGTGCCTGATATGAAAAACACGACACCATCTTTTGCTATTAAAATTACAGAAGAAATGCTAGAACCGTACAAAACTCACAAAGCCAGAGGTGGACTTGTTGAAATGATTGATATATTTGAGGTAGCTTAATGGTCGTAGATAGAAGAATAACGGGAGAACCCACTGGTATAGAGTCAGAGTCTATAACAGTCGAAACACCAGATGAGTCTTTAACTGTAGAAAATGTTGAGTTAACAGACGACGGAGGTGCAATTGTTAATCCAATTATGGAAGAGCCAGATAATGAGTTTGATCAAAATTTAGCAGAACTATTATCAGACGACGATCTTAACATGATATCATCTGATCTTATAGGTGATTACAAAGAGGATAAATCATCTAGAGAAGAGTGGCACGATGCTTATTCTAAAGGTTTAAAATTATTAGGTTTTAATTACGAAGATAGATCACAACCTTTTCAGGGTGCAAGCGGTGTTACACACCCTTTGCTATCTGAAACAGTAACACAATTTCAAGCTCAAGCTTATAAAGAATTATTACCAGCAAACGGACCTGTAAGGACTCAAATTATTGGATCATCAGATTCACAAAAAGAAGAACAAGCTCAGCGTGTGCAAGAGTTTATGAATTATCAAATTATGCATGTAATGGAAGACTTTGATCCCGATTTAGATCAAATGTTATTTTATCTACCTCTTTCAGGATCATCATTTAAAAAAGTTTATTATGATTCTACTTTGGATAGAGCTGTATCAAAATTTGTACCAAGTGAAGATGTTGTTGTACCCTACACTGCAACAGATCTTGCAAGTGCAGAAAGAATTACACATGTTCTTAGAAGAAATGAAAACGAGATAAGAAAATTACAAGTTCAAGGTTTCTATAGTGATGTGGAAATAAAAGAGCAAACGGAAGAACCTAATAGTCAAATACAAGAAGCAGTAAACAAATTAGATGGTGTTAGACCAACTGGTAGTGGTTACAGCAATGACAATTACACTTTATTAGAAATACATTGTGAACTTGATTTACCAGGTTTTGAAGATGAAGATGGAATAAAATTACCATACATTGTTACGATTGATGAGGGCTCACAAAAAGTTTTATCAATTTATAGAAACTATGATCAGAAAGACACGTTGAAGAAAAAGAAACAATATTTTGTACATTATAAATTTTTACCAGGTCTAGGGTTTTACGGCTTTGGTTTAATACACATGCTTGGCGGTTTATCCAGAACTGCGACAGCAGCATTAAGACAATTATTAGACGCAGGAACATTAGCTAATTTGCCAGCAGGATTTAAAGCTAGAGGACTTCGAATTCGCGACGATGATAATCCAATACAACCTGGTGAGTTTAGAGATGTTGATGCACCAAGTGGTGATTTACGCGCAGGTCTTATGCCCTTACCATACAAAGGAGCTGATGCTACATTATTTCAATTATTAGGATTTGTTGTTCAAGCAGGTCAAAGATTTGCCACAATTGCTGATCAAAAAATTGGGGATAGCGTTGCAGCAAATGCACCTGTTGGCACTACAATGGCGCTTATTGAGCGTGGTTCAAGAGTAATGAGCGCTATACACAAAAGATTACACTACGCACAAAAGATAGAATTTAATTTATTAGCAAAAGTTTTTAAAGAATTTTACTCTCCGATGTATCCGTATGATGTTGGAAAGAATGCTGTGCCTAGCATCAAATCTGGTGATTTTGATGATCGCGTAGATATAATGCCTGTATCAGATCCGAACATATTTTCTATGTCACAACGTGTGACGCTTGCACAAACACAATTACAAATGGCACAATCTGATCCAAATCAACATAATTTGTATGAAGCTTACAAAAGAATGTATCAAGCATTAGGTGTAAAAGACATTGACGCAATATTGCCAGTGCCTAAACCAGACGCACCAAAGGATCCTGGATTAGAAAACTCAGATGCCCTTATGGGTAAAAAGTTAATTGCGTTTAGAGGGCAAGCTCATCAACAACATATTGAGGCACATAGAGTATTTATGTCCTCGTTATTGGTTAGGTCTAATCCACAAGCTAGCACTTTGTTACAAGCTCACGTGATGGAACACGTTTCTTTACTAGCAAGGGAGCAAGTTGAGGCACAAATGAACCAAGTTATAGAACAAGAAGCACAGAAATATGGTGGACAAATACCACCACAGCTACAAATGGAATTTCAAAAGCAAGTTGAAGTACAAGTTGCAGATCAAGTTAGTAATTTTATTAGCGAAATGTTTATTGAAGAACAACAAGCTATGCAACCACAAGGACAAGACCCATTAATTTCTCTAAAAGAGCAAGAATTACAGCTTAGAGCACAAGATATTCAACGAAAAGCACAAAATGATAGTCAAAAATTAGAACTTGACGCTGCAAAACTTGACCAACAAGCAAAAATAGCGCAAGATAAAATAGATTCTAATGAAGATATTGCACAATTACGTGCAAATGTTAATTTAGATAAACAAAAACAATAAAAATGATTAACGCAGAGCTTAAATTAACAGAGTATTTTGATAAACTTATGCATTTTGCAAAAAATGATAGTAAAACAGGAGAAGATAGTATACTTTTAGCTGGTGCTATGATGGCTGCATCAAGAGTTTTGTTTTATGAACATCTAAATGCAAAAGAAGCTCAAAAATTATTAGATCAGGGTGGTCTTGATCTTATTGAACTTGTAAAACCAACGATACACTAATGAATTTTAAAAAAACTAAAACAGAAGTAGTAAAAACAAAAAATCCTTTTCCTAACAGCATAGTTGCATCAGATGCGGCAGTAACTTTTGCACCTTTTGTTTACAAAGATAACAAAGGTCCAGGCCCAAAAGGGCAGACTAGTAGGCAACAAATCAAAAAAGTTGCTTTCAAGGGCGTAAAGTAATAAAACACTTTACAAAAAGGAGGTTTGCATGAACTTACTAAAAGATCTATGGGCACATTTGAAAGAATGGTCTGATTGGAAAATGAAAGATTGGATTAAAGCTGCGATAGTAGCTATAATTGTAATCGTGATTATAGGAGCAATATAGAATTTATGTGGCAATTACTTGCTAAACCTTTACTTGGCGTCGTCGCA